CCGTAATCCCACCAGCCTTTTCTGCTCCACTTATCCATCCATGAATAGGCCTGTTTCTCATTTAGGCCTAGATGTCTAATTCCTACAAGGACTGCATCAATGCCTGGCTGTCGACCGAATCCTTGAAGAAAGTTATAAAACTTGGCTTCATTTGGTGACACGAATCCGTTACTCATTATCCGCCTCCGGCGGCTCAGGCAGCGGCATCCAGTGGGTTGGCTCTTCCTCGGTGAGGCGGATAGTGTCCGCGTTCTCGCAAAGCTCGTACCAACCCTCTGGAGCGAAACCTTCATCGGTGTCGTCCATGTCATCTTCAAGCTCAAGGGTGCGCGGCGGGTAGTACATCGCCATGATGGTTCGCCAGTTACCTAGAGCATTGTGGTATCCGGCGATGACTTTGCGCCCCCTAGGCGCCTCACTAATTGGCCGCCACTTCATTTCTCACCCATCATCGCCGCAATCTCTTTGCATTTCTCGCACCACCGTTCGTTGAGGTGTCCGCGATACCCCCAGGCCGAAAGTGGCACTTCGGTATGCATGGTTTGCACGCCACACAGGCTGCGCGTGGGTTTCTCGTCTTCGGACAGGTGGTAGAACCATGTCCCGATGATTCCCTCGGTCACCTTCACGACTGGTCACCCCTCTTGGCCGCGATGGCTTGGTCGATGGCGATGGGCTTCAGAAGCCCAATGAGCGTCAGCCACGGATGTGCTTCGACATCGTTGGCGACCTCGCACCAAGCTGCGTGCGGAAAATCCATGTGTGCGCAGCTCGCGATCTGCGGGCGCTTGCATGCACGGCATCGCAGGTAATCGCCGTCCAGACCCCAGTGCGTTCCGAACTTGCAGAGGCCACCGTTCATCAGCGATAGCGCCTCGCAGTCAGGCTCGATACCACGGTCATCTACCGACCCTTCCTCGGCAGTTGCGCTGGCGTGGGAGAGGGCGGCTTGCCGGGTGTTCCATGCAGTGATGGCTCGCTCAGTGACGGATTGTGCTGATTCGGTACACCAGTCGTTCTTATCGTGTCTACTTACTAATGGAAGCGAGGCTCCGCACGATTTGCAGGAAATGGTGATGGTGATGTTGTAGCCAATGCGCTCGTCGCCATTGTGGCGTGACGTGCGCGTTTCGCCGCCACAAAACGGGCAAGGCAACAGCTGCACCTTCTGCTCGTCGGTCATGGCTTCACCTCAGCAAAGACAATGAATCCGAAGTAGCTTCCGAACAAGCATGCGACGAAGGCGAAAAGTCCGCACCACGGAGTGCCGAACTGCACGCCAGCGCATTTCGCAATGACGAAGAACATCAGGCATATAGCTATGAACGTGGCTACAGCCCACATCAACTTGATGGCCATCACCCCTTCTCCTTCCCGGCGAGCATCGGGGCGGCGTCGAGCATGTACATATAGACGTTATAAGCAACGTTACTACTGATGCCCATTCGCTCGCGTGCATGGATGCACATCGCATCCGTTGGAGTAATCGGGACTATCACATGCCCATACAGCACGGCCGCGCGCTCGGCTTTCTCTACCGCTTCGTTAATGGCTTTATGCACCCATGTCGGCCAAAGATCAGGGCATTCGGATAGCGAGAAATTTCCGTTGGCTTCGATCTGCTTTTGAAGCTCGCTGCGGTCGGCGGGGTGCGTGTAGAGCTTGGTGCCATGCGGAGGCTTGCCGTTGATCCACCGGACGCCGCCATGCGCGTCGACGTTCGCAAGGTATTCACCAACCGCCTCTTCCTGCGCCTCACCGCCTTGCGCGGCTTGCGCGGCTTGCGGGTGGGGTTGGGAGAGATACTCCTTGTGTGCCGCAAGCGCTTTCTTTACCCCTGGGCCATCATCTTCGATATCCGCCACCACAGGCTGCCCCAGACGCGCGTATTCGATGGCGCGGCGTACGTCAGGAAGAAAATCATCTTCGAAATCGCCACCGGTTGCCCATCCGCTGAATTGAAGACATTCCGCCACGTCTCGCGCAATCTCATCCGTCACCTGCACCGGAGCGCGGGTGAGGTGGGCGTCGATAGCGTCGGCGAACATTTGGCATTCGTAAGGAGAGAACTGCATATCGCCGGACTTCTCCATGGACATACTACGAAGTTCGTCCCGCACCTGCTCAAGCGTTATCTCACTCATGACTGTCTCCGATTTGCTCAACAAGAACAACCGATGGTTTGTACATTTCAATGGACTCAATCCAATCGGCGTGAGTGAGATTTACCTCTTGCCTATGAGCTTCTTTGTCTGCGTATCGGCAAGGAACGCCAAGTGCTCTCATAAGAATTTCAATCTCACCAAGCAATGCGGATTTTCCTGATCCTATGGGCCCCTTAACGGATATGGTTATTTCCATGTCTTATTGCCCCTCAGGCCAGATAATCGCATCGGCCTTCCCAGTGAAAACGAGCCATGCGCAGTGAATTCGATGGTGGATGCTTACAAATCCTTCGGGCCTTGCCGGGACATATTTTCCATTTATTTCTGTGAAGGTTGATGATGCAATTTCTTTCAAGCCTTCCAGAGTAAATACGTTCGGATAATTATTCATGTCTGTCTCCGATGGCTGCGCGGGCGGCGTCAAAAGCGGCTTTGCACAAGTCCATGCGCGCGTGGAAATCCACTGCATGTGTTTGTTCCGCTTCATCCCACTCAATCATTGCCTTGCAAGCAGCCCTGCATACCTCATTCTCCTTACGGAGCGCGGCGAGTTCGTCTAGTTCGGACATGATGGATCGAATGTTTCGCGAAGATAGAACACGCTTACGCTGATCTTTTGCTCGGCGCTCCATTGACCTAACGATGGACGAGTTTCCAGACAACCAAGATGAACCGGTGGGATCTGAATCCCATCCCTCGCCAATAGCCCGCTCTAGATACTGGTCATGATGATCTGAAGCCATTTCGGCGGCAGATTGAGCCTTCAGTGCGTCGATAAGTTCTATAACCACCTCGCGCAGATGTTCGTGGTTGGGGTTCATGCTCGAATCTCCGGCTTCACGGTACGGCAGATTTCGACAACGCGACGGCACATGTCGGCGCTGAACATGCCGATGTGACAATCCTTCTTCTCGATGCCAAGCTGGTTTGCCAGCCACCCATACAGCTTGCCTCGCTTGTGCTCGCCGTTCTTCCATAGCGGATCGAATGCGGCATGCGCGGCCATCTTTTCGCGGCGAAGTTCTGCATCAGCAAGGCGCCCAAGCGGTTTTGTCGTGCCTGGATGGCATCCGACGTAAGCGCCGCATGGAGTGCACAGGTAGAAATTTTTGGCGAATAGGTCAGGACGGTTCGGATATACATCGCGCCCAGTGACTAGCGGTGCGGAACGACCACAGTAATCGCAGACCACGCCATTGTTACTGTGGTTGGTTGTCATACATCCCCCTTCTTGGCTCGGGCGGAGTCGATGAACGTGCATACGTCAGACAGATCACCGTCCCCACCGCGTCGCAGTACGTGGGACGAGTAGTCATGCCTTTGACCACCCCATGCATGGGAAGCCCACACAAGCCGAGCTGCATGCGCCTCCACCTCCGCTTGCAATTCAGCGATCTGGTCGAAATAGCTACTCGCCACAGCTACCTCTGCCTCGCATTGCTGCTCAAGGTCACCGCACCGCGACTGCTCGGACTTAAGCTCCGCTTGCAGGCGGGTGCGGTCGGCGTGGACTGATGCGAGGACGTGAGCGAATCCGCACATCGTTTCGTAACTGCCGAGCGCTTCGATAGCGCTAAGCACCTGCTCATCCGTGTAAGTAGTCATAGGGAGTGGCCTTTGGCTTTGGCTTCGTCCAGATGGATATGCATGCAGGTCGAACCTAGGTTGAGCGAATCGTCTACGATATTGCGAATGGTGGACGCTTCATTGCTGACCGGTTCAGCGGCGTCGAGCTGCCTGCACAGTTCGCGATAGCGCCAGGCATCGACAGCAAGCCTCTCGATATCCGCCCCATAGTCACCAGACGGCTCGATGCCGTGGCTTCGCAGTGCACCGTTGACCTGCTCCAGCGCGATGCGCAGGCCGGCGTTGATGGCGGTGTCTGTCATGGCTTGGCCATTTTTAACTTGTCTTCGGCTACAAACGCTCGCGACTTCCAGTAATCAACTTCGTCGTAAGACGGAACCTCATGCAGCTGACTTTGATTCAACGTGTAACGCGTGCCGTCAGTTGCTTCGATGATGTAGCAGGGCTTATCCAAGAACCCGACCACATAGCCGGTATGGCCGGTTTGCCTGCAATGCGCCACCTTCCCGACAAGATCACCGTTCATTACGCCCTCCTTTGTAGGCGGCAGTGCCAGGCGCTGATCTCCTGGTTAGTGTTCTCGGTGTCCTGGGTTACACCACCACGCAATGGGACGTCCGGTCGCATCAGCCTGCACATTCACTGCCATAAATCGATTAAAGATCGCACCGGACGCACGCTAACTCGGCTCCACAGCGTTAATCCAACTACCGGATGCCTCCGGGTTGCGATGCGATCTGTAATGCCCTCAAGCCGTGGAGGGCGGCACGTCCAATCTATTCGGCATACTCCCACTGGCTAGGAGCTTAGATGCGGCTATGCCGGGATGCCTTATTCCTGCGTCAACACGTCTAAACATGTGTCCTCTAGAAGGGCAGATCGTCATCGTCAAAGCTGTCCGTCTGTGGCGGCGGCGCGCTGCGCTGTTTGTTGTTGTTATTGCGCTGCTGCTGGCTGCCGCCACCCGACCGCTGTTCCTTCGGCTGCAAGCTGAGGCTGATCGTGTCTCCCTTAGAAGTCTGCTTATCCCAGCCTGACAGCCAGTACTCCTTGCCATCCACGTTGATTGATCCCTTGCGATCCGGATGGCTGTCCTTTTCCTTGCGGTCGTTGATGAACAAAACGCCTTTGTTGGTATTTTCGTATTGCTTAGTCATGGATCTTTTGCTCCAAGGCTTGGTATGTCTCATCAACTAGTGAAAGGAACTGCTGACGCCTCGCATGTAACCTAGCTAGTTCGTCCTGACACTCAACCCTACTAAGGCGGTGGATACAGAGCTGTTTTCCTTCTGGGAAGTCAGCGCAGTAACTAACAAAGTCAACCCATTGCCTGCCCGTACAGTCCAAGTGACCAACAAGCTGCCACCGGTAAGACGGGTCAAACGCTCCACGCCTAATCGTTGCGTAGTGGGTCTTGGCTATGACGGACTTGATTTCGATGATTCCGTCTTCGCCAATCAGGCCATCTGGTGAATCGCCGTAAACGCCCCAATCGAAGAACCCGCCATTAGAAACTTCTACGAAATATTCGTCCTCGTAGAGCATTCTGGCGGTTGGCTCCTGCTCCTGGCCGCGCTCCATGTCGTCGTTCTTGAAGCTGTATTCGGCTTTTCGGCCAGTAATGCGCTCCAGGGCAATTTGCAGTGCATAGTCTTTGGCCGGATCACCAAAGGCCTTTCCGTCGTTAGCCATGAAGCAGCTGAACTTGGACGCTGTGGCTTTCCCGATACGAAGCGCATGCCATTCATCGGTGTTCTGCTTAACGTCATGCCACCTCATTCATGCATTCCTCAATGAGCTTTTGCTGGTCTTCCTCGCTCATGTCTACGCGTGATAGAACGCTATTCAGATTGCCATCACGCTTAAACGCAGACTTGGCGTTTTCCCATGCCTTGCCATGATCTGGTGTAAGCACACTCCTTCCTGGACGCATAGGTCTTATCCGAAGACCCTCAACCGATTCCTTGCCGAACCTGACGTTCTGATCCACGTAGATCGTTACCTTCACGTCAGTCCAGTCATCGATAAAAGCTGAACCCGTGATTTGCTTCATGGTCTTGCTATTGGTGGCATTGAGGATCATTGGCTTGATCTTTTCGCCAGGTCGAATTTCCTTCTCTGCAAAATGAGCCGTGTTGAACTTGTCCTTTGTCTTCTTGGTGTGGTCCGACTCAAGTGCAACGAATTTCACCGTAAGCACAGTCGGCTCTACGATGTCCGCGCTACTCAGGTACGGCGAGTCAAATGCCTTCCTGTAGTGGGTCTTTGCTGCCTGATTCATGTCTTTACCCATTTAGGATTGAATAGAGCCCCGGTGCTGCTGCAACGCCGCCGGGATCGGCGCAGGAGGTCCACCAGCAGCTAGAGGGAGTCACATCACGCCGCTAGACGCAGTGCAATGAGAATCGGGATGTCTATCGCTATGAACGTTGAAAGGAATTGCTTGATCGTTTTCATGGGTCAGTACGGTTCGATGGATGCGTTACGTTCGGTGATGTTGTCCTCGGCCTTCTGGTCAAGCCGCTTATCCACGGCTTGAGCGCATAGATTGCCGAAGTGAAGATGGTCGCCATCGCGCAGTGCATTGATGGCTTCGAGAACGCGTGGATCGTTGCGGTGACCACGGATGTAGGAAAGGAAGTCACACAACGCCTCGCTGACTTCCTGATCATCGGCGTACAACTCGGCCGATTCGCGCTCGATAGCTGCGTCACAATATGCCTGGCGGTCACCATCACGGTCGTGGAAGTCGCCAACGCCTAATGCAAGTACGGCGTTCATCACACGACCTCCACCGGTTTGCCGTTCTCCATCGTGTACCAGGTGTTGGCCTTGATGCCGTCTCGACCCGCGATGCCGGACCAAGTGGCAATGATTTC